ATCCCAGGTTGAGTTTAGTCAGAGTCAAGCATGACATTGAATGTCAAGTGTGGCCCGTTAGGTGGTTCCTCGTTTGCACAAACGAGGGTTGCAACCGTTAGCCGTTGCGTGCTTTCCTTAGCCGGTTGTGGCCGTGAGCAATGGGTGACATCCGGTTGGGTTGTCACTAACAGACCGAATTAGTTCGGTACTGCCCGGGTTGTTACTAAGGACGGGATTGAATACCCTTGGGTTGTTATGCGTTGGCAACGCAACCCTATGTCAAAACTGCGCCTAATCTTACGAATTAGGAAAATGAAAAAGGGACACCCCCTTTCGAGAGTGTCCCTTGTGTTGCAATCAATAGGCCTTAGAGCCGAACCCGCATCCCCTTGGGTGCGGACATACGCTGGCGTGCCGTCTCGGAGTAGGTAATCGCTCCGGCGTCACTGACAAGGAGAGACTCCTTGCGTACCGTTTCGATTCCCAACTCTCCGAACAACTTACGGACCTCGGAGCGAATCCACTCGGCCATACGTCGACGGTTGCGAATGTCCTCAATCTGACGCTTTCTCATATCCTTGTCTGAGGACAAGGCGAAAGCGGGCCGAACCGGGATACCGTCCGCGCCGATCGACTCGGCAGGTCCGAATGAGACGCCCTTGACGGGCAAGGTGTGCTCAGAGAGAGCAACCTTGCGGATCAGGTCGGCGAGGGCGAGTCTTTGGCGTTCTCCGATGAATCCCCTCGCTTCGCTGAGCAACTCCTTCGCGGTCTCCATAGTGAGGGGGACGAAGGGGGTTGCCGTGGGCTTGGCGGGTGCGGGACGTTCGGCAGCCCGTTCGGCGTTCTCCTTCGCCTTAAGCGCAGCGTTAGCGGCGGCGATTGCAGCGAGGGCGGCCTTGGATTTGCGGGCAGACTTGGCGGGTGACTTAGCGACTTGTGTTTCCATTGCGTTTTAGTCCCGTCCCGTCCCCTTAGAGTCGCTGTGCAGTGAGTTGCGCCCAGATAGTCCGGGCCGCCTGCCCGAATAGTCGGAAGGCGTTGACGATTGAGAGGGCGGAGTGAGGGAAAGTGAATATCACCCGTTGCCATTGATTGCATGAGAGCCCATCTGAACCCCTCAGCCGTAGGGCTTGCTCACTTGCTCACCAGTAGGGCGAGCGGAGCAGAGGGGGAGACTAGGCAATGGCCGTTAGGCCTGAGAAAGATCGGTCGGACTAGCTGCCCGACGCCCTCACCCTAGGCGCAGGAGACTACCCGTCAAGCCCAATTCTAAAGAAACTTTTGAGAGGCAACGGCAATTTCCCAGGCTACACCTAGCGCAGGGCGAAGGAGCTAGGCGCAGGCCTAGGCCTGATCACACCAACTTCCCGGCCTTCATCCCCTGTCAATCTTAGGCGACCCTGGAAATGTTAGCCTTGCCTAACTTTCCCCCGGCAAAGGCGCCTAGGCGTCGGGATTGTTCCAAGTGGAACAGACCCAAGGGCCAGCCAAAGGCGCGGAGCGCACCTAGCAAGGCCACCACCCACCCCCACCCCCCACCCGGGTGTGACCCCTAACCCCTAGAAGGGCCTATCCCCACCCTCGCGCATAGAGAGATCATTTTTTGTTCGTTTCCATCCTTACCCCCCTATCCCCTTTTGGTTGACGCCTAGGTTTATTTTTCTGGGTCCCATCTACGGGACTGGCTTACTTCTGCGGCTAGGTCTAAAAGGGCATCGGAGAAGGGTCTGGGGTTGCAGTTGCATCCTCCATTTGTGTGCATTCCCTTGGGTGGCTCTATGCGGCAGCCTCCATCTGAGCACCCGTGCTGGGCCCATTGGTTGATTTGGGATAGGCGGATCTGGAAGTCTTTTAAGGTCATGGGCTGGTTAATCCTAAGTGGCGTGGCATGGCGATTACTTTGTTGTTGGCTGATTAATAGCTGGGAGATTATCCAATATTTCTGCGCACACCGGCACCCATGTGTCAAACGTGTCCTTCTGAATCGCATGAACTATCTGGCCGAGAACCTCCTCAGAGACCGAGTTTTCCGGCAATGAGGACAAGACCTTCTCTAGGGATGGAAAGCTGCTTTTGCAGTAAATTGTATGGTAGGCGGCTACCCCCAATGACCATCTTGCGTGCATACGGCGGAACTCCGGGCTGTCTTCGTCCTGATAACCAATCGGCCCCGGCCCACCATAGCCACCAAGTAGGTTGACTGCCTTGCTGAGCCCATCGTTGAATTGTTTTGTGTTTAGCTTCATGGCTGTTCCTTTCGTTTTAAGGCCCTATTAGGGCTTGGGGGGTACGTAGGTATGGGGCTGTGGTGGAAAGTGGCTTAAAATCAATTCTATGGGCACCCAAGCGCCTACCATCCCATTGAGTTGATGGTGTTTTGAAGGATGGATTCTAGTTGGGGCGAAATACTGAACCTTGTCTTGTTGATCTCAAGAGATTTGCGAATGTCCCCGCCATTCACCATCCGCTCTGATGCCGCCTTCCAGTCCATCAGCATCTCAATCACGTCAAAGATGTCCATCCCATCGACTCCGTTGCGGTAGTGTTCTGGGTGGTGGGAGTTGGCGGCGTAGTGGTGGTTGATGGAGGGCTGCTCGGCCCTCAGGCACGCACGGTACTCATCCGACCCGTAGGCCATGCCTGAGAGCGACAGGGCCTTGAGTCTGTCGAAGGCGGACTTCTCGGGCTCCTCAAGCTTGCTTAGGTCGTGGGCATGGCCCCTCCTGGCTAACTCCGCCTCGCATTCGGTAAGGAGTTGACGGACCCGATTGATATGGGCCGTCGTATCTTGCGTGCTGTCGTGTGTATCTGGGTTCATTTATGGGAATTGGTATGGGTAGGCGGCTCGGAGGGGCTAGGATTGGACGCAATGGGCATTTCTGAGGCCAGCCCCGGGATATGGAAGGTGATGTCAATCTTTTGGGTGTAAGGGTCTCGGTAGTGGTCTACAAGGCTTGTGACCCTCACCGACATATCAGCCGCCAATGCCAAGACGCGCTGGCGCATTGCCTCATGGGCCTTCGCAAGTTCCTCGTTGGCAATCTTCTCAACTTCACCTCGCCATACCTGCCTAATGGTGTCAACCATGTCGTTTTGGAATGAGTATTTCATGAGTTATGTTGTTCGTATTTAATGATTACCACCTTTACCAGCTTTCCAAGGGATTGCATGAAGTCAATCATGTGCTTGGTTCCGCGCGACTTGCCATCCCAAATAGCTATCAGCCTGTCTGCGTACCTGCCCATCTCTTCGTTCCTTAGTATCCCGGCCCTCTTGCCGTGCTTGTCCCAATCGGCGGGAAAGGACTTGACGGGGATTCCGTGCTCAATAGCCCAAGCCTTCCCAACCCGATCCGCGCCTCTGGCCTCCCCGCAAACAACCTCAGTGGGTCGCTGGCTCCATTGGTCAGGCGGCGGCAGGTGGTAGCTGGTGATGTGGCGGCTGCCAGCTATGATGGTTTTCATAGTCCTTGTGCGAATGCAAACTCTTGGGTTTCAAGGCATTTGGTCTTTACCGGGCTCAAATCAGGGGTTGGTGAGTTTGGAATGTCCACGGGCTGGCTGTGCATGGGGGTATGGAGCCCGTTCTCCATGTAAATCCAATCCATCTCCGTCATCCGGTAATTCTCGGGCAAGACCTTCCTCTCCATCTGCATGATGCGGTGGAACTTGTTGATGGCCGGTATGGGGGAACTTGCATCCAGCCGCATCTCTCCGATTACCCCCTTGTGGTTGTACTTGATCTTGTAGGTGTTCATTATCAATCCTTTGGAAAACAAATGATGTCGTATTGAGGGCCGCCGCATGGGGTTCCCTCGTAGATGTTGCGATAGGTGTAGCCAAGGGCCGCTACCATGTCCAGCAGTTTCTCAGCCGACGACCCGTTTCTTTGGAGGGCCCCGTCGTTAACTTCAAGGACCATGGTGGGGCGGCAGGCGTCGATAGTGCGAGCCCCTCCCCAGAGGGCCTTCTCCTCAAACCCCTCGATGTCCAGCTTGAGGAAATTCAGTTGCTCCAAGCCCAAGTCATCGAGCCGCGTTACGGTGATGCCGTCGCCATCCGAGAGGTGGGACGCTCCGGCGTTCACGTCTGATCTAATCCCGTAACTTCCGGGGTGGTCGGAAAGGCCCATCTGGATGCACTGGGACTGAGGGAAGTCCTTCATATTGAACACCAAGCACTCAAACGCCTCAAGGTTTGGCTCTAGGGCAAAAACCTCCCCTAATTCACCAACCGCGCGTGCGTAGGCGATTGTATGGTCGCCGATAAACGCCCCGGCGTCAACCACCACCCCTCCGGGCGGGATATGAGGGAGGATTCGTGGCAGGGCGGATTGGTCGTGGTCAAGACGACCCGACTGCTCCACCCACTTTGAGATATGGGTATCTCCCTCAATGACAGCTACTTCCTTGCCGCCTAGGTTTAGGATCTTCATTAGATTACGATGTATTTCTCTTCCCCCTTGGTGGAGGGATTGACCCACGTGTAAACGACCGCCGTCCCTGTGTCGGGGCAGGCGGGAGAGTTAACCCATTCCAGAATGGCCTTAATTATAGATTTCATTTTAGTGCCTCTTCGATGATCTGGCGTGGTGTTTTACCGCCCTCCTCGGGGAGTGGCTTGTCAATTCCGCCCCAACTCCAGAACTGGCGGCAGGGGTTAGGCGGAACCTCTTGGGTTGCGGTATTAACCCACTCGTAATTACAGCAGCATGGCGTATGAAAGGCATAGGCACCGATGTAGTTAAACTCGCTAAATTCCCTATACGGCTGAGCCTCAAGGTATTGCCTAAAGGTCATGCCATGAAGGTCTTCGAGGCGGTTGTAGGCCCCCTCCACGACAGCCGCTGGGTGAAGGACGGGCAACCTGCGCATGAACTCGTAAAACACCTCCTGACCTATCGCCTTCTCAGTGATTGGCTTCCATTTAAGGACGGGCCCAGACAAGTCGGCGTAGGGGGTTGCAATCAGGACGGGCTTAAAGACAGTCGAAACCGCAGCAATCTTCTCATCGTCCCAGTGGGTTGTCTCTTGGAGAAAGAACAGCCTGTCGCAGATGTCGAACTTCTCAACCGCAATCAGGTCGCTGTCCCAGTACAGGATGTACTCGGCGTCGGTGTACTTCCACGCCTCCATCTTTGTAAGCTGCTGCCCAAGATATCCATCGGGAAGATCCTGAACCTCAACCAGCCGCTCGGCTGTTAGGTGGCGCAGCCCAGAGCAGTCAGGCGATGCGACGATAATGTTCCGCCAGCCGGTGACGTTCTGGTGGATGGACTTAAGGGCATACGCCAGCCAAGGATAATCCTTAGGGTATGTCCGGATGAAAATATCGACAGTAGGTTTCATTTGAAGACCCTCATCATCCCAGCCTTGGCCCGCTGAATATCTCCCGTCGCCAAGAAATTAAGTACCGCCACGATGAATGAGGTGACAACGAGGACGCCGAAGGCGATCCACGTGAGGGACATTTGCCAGATCCTGATGAGCAGGGTCAGCGCGTTCTTTACGCTTTGTTTTAGCTTTTCCATAGGTATAAAAAGGGGGATTTTCGGGGCCGCGTCAATAGTTAATTGAGGCCGTCGAATAAATCCAACGCAAGTTGTTGGCGAGAAATTAGTAGTGTAATTACGGAAAAATTTCCGCGATTAGGCCCCTGAGGGACTCTGCGCAGTTCTGGTAAGTCGATGCTCTGGCGATCATTCGCTCGTTTCTTTCTGCATCTCCTTTGCCTTCATGGGGCGTCGTTCCCACCCTCATGCAAGCCTTGGCAGCCTCGTCCCATGAGGACGCCAGTGTCTCCAGTCTTTTCTTGGGTTTGCTCATTGGTCGTATGCGTTCCTGACGGGACCACGCTTGGCCTTTTTGAGCTTCTTTTTACGCCCCCAGTCAATGGAGTCGTAGTTCTCGTAGAACTTAGGCCCGGTGTTTCGCGCAGGCCAAGACCCCTTTCCTTGGTCCAGCAGGTTGTAGCTTGATGCTTTGTTATCTTTCATTTCTTGATCTTGTTTAGTATGGATTCGACCAGATGGTCGTTGTAATAGGAGAAGAACTCGGACGACTCACGCGCCATCCCAAACCCCAATGACTCGGCGATATGGTTTGTTGCGTGGGTTGTCTCATGAACCATCATTGCAATAGCTTCCGGATTGGTTGGCGGTTTTTCAAGCCAAATAATTGCCCCCAAGGGCAGCGTCCAGCAGCAGCCGCCAATCAACCCCGGTCCGGGATCGTCAAGGCCGTCGCCCTTATCCAAGACGAGTTTCTTGACCGCAAACCTGCGAATGGCCTCCCTGTCGTAATCTCCAATCCACACAACCACCCTCTTGGGGAAAATAGGATCTTCAATCACGATGGTTATTGGCTTCATAGGTCTTTGTCGCGTTCCGGAATTGGTTCGTTGTAATCCTCCCTTAGGAAATAATGCTCCGAAGGGCTGGATGGGTCAATCACCAAAGCTGTCAATATTCCTAGGCCATGGGACTTGTAGGCGGCTCCCGTGTCGATTTTTATCCAATTAGCCTCAATGATTGGCCTTTTTGATGGGGTATGGCCAAACACACGGAAGTAGCCGTCATCAGGGAAGCTGAACGATCTGCTCCAAACCGCGTCGAATTCGTACTGGGCGGTTCCGTGGCCTGTGTGGGACAAGAGAAGCTTTCCCTCCTTAATGTAAACGGGTAGCGAATCAATCCATTGGGCGTGGGTACGAATCTTTGATTTGTCGTCGTAAGACCGAAGGGTCTCAAGTGCGCCATTCATTGTCCATACGCCCGGATCATAATCCCTGCCATTGCGAAGGATTGAGTCGGCCATCATATGGTCGTGGTTGCCCTTGACGCACCTGATGCTGTTCTTGATGGCCCAATCCACCACCTGAGCAGAGTATGGGCCGCGATCAACGAGGTCTCCGAGTAACACAACCTCATGGTCCTGCGGGCACTTGGCCAGCAGGCGCATGAGGGTATGGTAACAACCATGAACGTCGGAGACGAGGATCATTAGAACTGCTTTCCGCCAGCAATCTTGCGGGCTTCGTGTTTGTGGTCTTCTCTCACTGCGTTGTATGCCATCTTTTCGTCGAATGCGCCTTGCAAGTCGTAGCCGAAGCCAGCGGCGTAGTCAAGGATTCGGATGATGGCGTCCACCAACTCTACCTCAGCCATTGGCCTGTGTGGAAGCTTATCATCCTTTAGCCCCTTGCGCTCACCCTCCATGGCCTCGGAAATCTCGGAGTGGATAAGGCAGAGAAGTTCTCCCTTGTTTCGCTTGATTGGTAGACCGGTGTCAATGTCCTGCCACCACTTTTCGTTGGCCTTGTGTACTTTAGCTGCTAGTTCGTTTAGGTTCATTTAGTTCCTTTGTATCGGTCGTCGATTGCGGTTCCGTCATGCAGGTTCTGCAAGACAAATAGTAGTCTGCAAGCTGCGTGAGCAAGGTGGTTGCGGCCTGACTCTGAGTCAAGATCATTCCCATCCATGTACTCGGATATATGGCGAATGGCGCAAGATAGGTTCCTGCTTACCTCCATGCCCTTGCGGAAGTTGTTGAAGTCCTTGTACTTAGAGTGGCCGTAGGCTTGAACCATAGCGACCTCACGGACTCCAGCCCAAGGCAGATTTGCCAAAGGCGGCTTCCCGTCGTCGTGGGTGGCGGCCTTTGATGTGGTGACGTGGGTTCCAATCGGGCCATTGCTTCCACTAGGGCCCTCTGGTGTGTTAATACGATCCGCCCCGGCTAGGCCATCCACTCCCTTCCACGATGGGTCATTATCCCCCTGTTTGCAGACAGCCATTTGGCGGTAAACATTATACCCAACCCTGTGCTCTGCTTCATGTACGTGTAGCCCTATAAATGGCGGCTTAACGGCCCCTTTAATCTTTCCGCCAGAAACCCAAACGTCTCCTTCTTGAGTCCACCCGGTTTCAAGGTGCTGGAATCCGCCCAATGTCTTTTCTTGCTCCATAAATAAGTTCTCCTAGTAGTTCTTCGCTGATTGAGACCGCCTCAGACGAGCCAGCCTTTGTGATCTTTGCTTTTTTTTCCCTAACAAGCCTGCGCAGATTGTCGCGCAGGATCTCTCGCGGAAACATCATTGTAACCTCAGTCTTTGGTGTCGAGGCTATTTTCTGGGTCCACCAGTATTCCGTAGACGCACTGAACCCATAGGGTACTCCATTCCTTTTGTAAATGAAGTGAATCAAGACTCCTCCGTTCCCCGCTCTGCCATCCTGTGCTCCAAACGGGCGGCGGCGATTCTATTCAGGCCGATGACATCGGTGATGTCTCCGTGCCAGTAATGCTCAACCCTCGTGTTAAGGTTCTCGTCAGTGATCTTCACGTTGATTGTGAATGCGTCGAAGTGCTCAACAAGTATCTGGCGGACTTGGTTAAGCGCGTTTTCACGTTGGCTGGTCATGGTTCCAGCTTAATATGGTCAACAAGCGCGTTGCAAGCCGATTCTAACGCCTCCTCCTTGGTTGGCATTGGGCTTCCGCTTATGACTTTGTTGGTCAAGGTGTCCCCGAGGTGGAGTATGTAGTGGCCCTGAACCTGATCCAGCTTAGCCACAAACCCCATCTTGGAGGCCGCGCTTAGTGTTATCTCGCAGAACTCACGCCTTTCCACGTGAGGCCCTCCGATTGAACTTGGACAGTTGGGCGAGGCGTCCTCTTTTACGGGGGATGTCCTCCTCGATCCATCCGCGAGCCCTGAGTTTTGCTTTTTGCAGGTGATGCCTTGAAGGTGACTTTATTTTCATGCGAAAGAGACCATTGACCATTGTCGGACTGATTTCAAGCTCTTTTGTGAAAAAGATTGACCCCCCGTCCTAGCTGTTGCAGGATATAGGTACGGCGGGCTCCCGTGTGTAACCCATGGAGATAGTGGCCGACCCGCACTAAAAATATCGGCCTTATTTTTCAAAAACCTGTTGACACGGGTTCGGATTTCTGCATTATCCTTCATATTCTTTGAAAGTGACGGTAGGACTCGCCAAGTCTTACTAAGCGGTTTTTCAGCAGGCAGGCCGGGTAGCCAATCCCGGGTGCCTTGCTATGCGTCATTAGTTTAACGGTAGAACACTACCTTGCCAAGGTAGACGTGGAGGTCCGATTCCTCCATGACGCACCAATTTTTGGGTTCATAGTGTAATGGCAGCACGGCATCCTTTTAAGTTGTTAGGTCCGGGTCCGAGTCCCGGTGAACCCACCATAGCGCGTTAACCAAGAGGCCTAAGGTAGCCGGTTGCAACCCGGCGTTCGCCAGTTCAAATCTGGCACGCGCTTCCACTTTATGGGCACACATGTACCAAGGAGGCGAGACTGCTTTGCAAGCAGACTGAGGCGAGGGTTCGATTCCCCCTGTGTCCACCATTTTATGCGGTAGTGATCCAATGGCCAAGATGCGACTCTTCCAAAGTTGACATGGGGGTTCGATTCCCTCTTACCGCACCATGGGAGTATGGCAGAGAGGCCGATTGCACGGGACTGTAAATCCTGCGTGGCGAAAGCCGCCCCGGTGGTTCAAATCCATCTGCTCCCACCATCTTGTTAGTAAACATCAACCAAGGGTAACATTATGCTAGGCAGAACTGATAAGCTCAGTGGGATTATTTCCACTTTTACGAATACGGTGGCTAAGCTGGACGCTCTGATTGCAGAGAATGGTTCGGCCATCAGCAGGAACTCGGCCCAGATCGCGTCACTGCAACTAGGCAATGAGGATCTGTCAGGAGAGAATGAAAAGGCGTTGTCGATCAGACAGAAGATCGCAGCCCTAATAGAATAAGCACCCCTTGCGCACGCCGGAGCGCGTTACCAAACCCCGGCACCAATTTATGCTCCCTTACGTCAATGGCTTAGACTTCATGCCTGATTAGCGTGAAATGTTGGTTCGAGTCCAGCAGGGAGTACCACTTTCCATATGTCCGTAGTGTAAAGGCTGCACGAGACACTCCAAACGTCTTTGAGAGGGTTCGATTCCTTCCGGACATGCCACTTTATGGTGATTTGATGTAGGCGGTTGCATGGCAGATTGAAACCCTGCACGACTGGGCTCGACTCCCAGAGTCACCACCATTTTCATTGAAGGGAGGATTGGCATCCCGGCCGCCCTCATAAGGCGAGCCGTCGTCAGTTCGATTCTGGCCCCTTCATCCATTTTATCGGTCCCTAGTGTAGTCTGGCAGCACAATTGCTTTGGGAGCATTTAGCGGGGGTTCAAATCCCTAGAATCTAATTCAAACTTGACTAAGTTCAATACATGATTGAGTATTGAACAATGAATTCAAAAAGGCAATTGGTTGAAGATTTGCTTAGGTCTGGCAAGACCCAGTCTGAAATAGTAAGGCTAACAGGTCTTTGCAAGGCAACGGTTTCTTACCACTCAAACGAGGGTGTTCGTGAAAAATACAGGATTGCAAGGAAAAGAAATAGGGCAAGGTTTTCGCTGGAACTTAAGATGCAGTTTGGCGGGAAATGCAGCCTGTGTGGTTATGACAAGTGCCTCGACGCGCTCGATTTTCACCACAAGGATTCGGCAACCAAGTCCAAATATAGAAACTCACAGGGCGCATTGCTTGGGGTTGTGGGATTAAGTAAAAAAATAAGCCAAGAAGCTGCCATTCAGGAAGCAAAGAAATGCATTCTTGTATGCGCAAACTGCCATAGAGAAATGCACTCTAAAGACTTTAATCGGCGCTTAGCTCAGAGGCAGAGCACTCCGTTTGGGGCGGAGGGGTCGTGATTTCAACATTCACAGCGCCGACCATTTTATGCTGCTATAGTTTAGTGGTAAACCATCCCACTGTCCATGGGAAGTCCGGGGTCCGATTCCCCGTAGCAGCGCCATTTAGGGTGTGAGTCAGCTCGATACTGACCGATGGAGTTAGCTACCATCGAAGCTCTGGTGTGGAGCAGCCCTTACAATTTCATGCTGGATTAGCTCAATGGTTAGAGCAACTGGTTTACACACAGAAGCATTGACATATTACACTCATTCGAGTAAGATGTAGGAATGAAAAAGTGCTCCCGATGTCTGGCGGAAAAGGAAGAAGATGAGTTTTCGATTAAGTGCATCAAAACCGGCAAAAGGCAACATGCCTGCAAGACCTGCTTCAATGCCTCAAGGCGTAAGTATTACGAGTCTTACAAAAACAAGGGACTTCATCAAGCGGCGACTAGAAGAAGTCGCCTAGCATCTAGGGAATACATCAAGAGCCTAAAAGACGGAAAAGCCTGCGTAGATTGCAAAATTGAGTACCCTTATTACGTTTTAGACTTTGACCACGTTATCGGTGACAAGAAATCCGAGATTGCTAAACTGGTTTGCCATTCTATTTCAAGAATCAAAGAAGAGGTGGAGAAGTGCGAGCTAGTATGCTCGAACTGCCACCGCATAAGAACTCACAACCGTCGATTAGCTCAGTCCAGTTAGAGCGGCTAGTTTACACCTAGAAGGTCGCAGGAGCGAAGCCTGCATCGACGACCATTTGTACTCGGGTTCGAGTCCTACATTCAGCACCATTTTCATTCTGGGCGGGCTGGCATGGTGTTAAGCGTTCGGCTGTTAACCGAATTAAGCGTGGATCGTTACCACGGCCCAGAGCCACTTTTAGGGGTATTGCATAATGGTAGTGCGGCGAGCTTTGACCTCGCATGTCTTGGTCCGATTCCAAGTACCCCCGCCATCTTGAGGGAAATGTGGGCGGGTTAATCCACACTTGGGCCGTGTGCCCGGGTTCGTCTAAGAATCTAAGGACGCCCTCATTCTATTTTTGGGGATTTGCATAATGGTAGTGCGGCTGACTCTGAATCAGCAAGCGATGGTTCGATTTCCATCATCCCCATCCATTTCACTGGTCATAAGCATAAAAGGTGATGCTCTAGGCTCTTAACCTTGAGAACTCGGTTCGATTCCGGGATGACCAACCACTTTATGGTAGGCGGATCGGCGTCCAGTCGGGACTCATAAGCCTGATTTGTCGGGATCGACACCCGGGCTTACCACCACGGTCATGAAATTCATTTGGGTGAATGCTTCCTTGGTAAGGAAGACGAAGCGGGTTCGATTCCCGCCTTGACCTCCATTTTATCGGCATGTGGCGTAACGGAAGCCGCGCTGGTCTTAGAAGCCAGTCTCGAAAGGGGTGTAGGTTCGATTCCTATCATGCCGACCATTTTCCCTGCCAGTGGCAGGTAAGCAGCAAAGGCTACCTAGAGCCAGTCTGACAAATCTAGGTTTACGGGGGTATCGTCTATCGGTCAGGACGCTTGGTTCTCAACCATGAAAGGGCGGTTCGATTCCGCCTATCCCTACCACTTTATGGCCCATTCGATTACTGGCTAGGTCGTCGCTCTTTCAAGGCGAAGAAGGGGGATCGAAACCCCCATGGGCTGCCATCTTGGTGTGATGCAATTGGGTAGACATCTTGAACTCAAAATTATTTCTTGATATTTTGAGTCACTCGTGATTTACTGATTGCATGCAGTGCTCAAAGTGTAAATTAGAAAAGTCACCAGACTGCTTCTCGTTTAAGGACATAGATAAAAACGCGAGGCATAAGACGTGCCGAGAGTGCCACAGGGCCTACACTAAGGATCACTACCTTAAGAATAAGGAAAAATACATTGCAAAAGCAAAGGCCTCAAACCCCGCCAATAGGCTGAGGGTTAGGAGTGAGATGATTGCCTACCTCAAAAGCCATCCGTGTGTAGATTGTGGCAATTCTGACATTAGGGTTCTTCAGTTTGATCACATTGAGCCACTTAGCGACGGCAAGGCGAGGCGGGTTGGAAACTACACGCATTCATTTAAGGCATTTAGGTCCGAAGTGAATAAGTGTGAGGTTAGATGCGCCAACTGCCACATGATAAAGACTTTTTCTCAGCTTGGATGGGGCTCGCGGACGTAACCCAATTGGAAGAGGTGGGTTTCTCAAAAAAACCAAATGTGAGGGTTCGAATCCCTTCGTCCGCACCATTCTGTGGGTTCGAGTCCCATCGCCAAGACCACTTTGCGGTTCCGTAGTGTAATGGTAGCACAGCCGGATTTATACCCCGGATCGCACTAGATGAGTGCCTTGTGCTGGTTCAAGTCCAGCCGGAACCACCATTTTATGCTTCGGTAGCTCAGCGGTAGAGCAACTCCTTTGTAACGAGAAGGTCGCCGGTTCGATCCCGGCTCGAAGCTCCATTTTGGTCTTGTAGTTTAACTGGCTAAAACGATCGTTTCGTAAACGATAGAGTGCGGGTCCGATCCCCGCCGGGACCTCCATGGTGGGCATAATGAAAAGGCTATCATACCTCCTTGTGAAGGAGGGTTTGCGGTTTCAAGATCCGCTGTCCACCCCACTTTACGCATCCTTCATCCAACTGGACAGGAGCGGGCCTTCTAAGCCTTGCAATGGGGGTTCAAGTCCCTCAGGATGCACCAATTTGCCTTCATAGTGAAATGGAAATCACGCTTGTCTACGGAACAAGAATTTGGGGTTCGAGTCCTCATGTCGGCACCACTTTCCCGTCGTTCAACGGAAGGACAAGGCACTCCTAAGGCCTTTATCCCGGTTCGAGTCCGGGCGGGAAAACCAATTTATGGAAGGGTGGCTGAGTACGGCTTAAGGCTCTCGTCTTGAAAACGAGCGATCCGAAAGGGTCCGTGGGTTCAAATCCCACCCCTTCCTCCATTTCATAGAGAGTTGGGTGAGTGGCTTAAACCAGAGCTTTGCTAAAGCTCCGTCCCTAAGGGGACCGTGGGTCCGAATCCCACACTCTCTGCCATTTTGTTCTTGTAAAAAAACCGCAGTTCACTTCAATTGTAGCCGTCATGAACGGCTCGATTCTACATAAGCCCATCGTTTTGGTCCTTAACCGGAACCGGATGCGTATTGGCTGGACAACTCCAGCAGACGCAATCGTAAGGATGATGGGGTCTCACGAAGATGGCAGTCCGCCGTACAAGGGGATGTCCATTGACATTGATGAGGACGGAAACCTCGTTGAGTCTGTTCCTGTGAAATGGGACGAGTGGATCAAGCTGCCCGTCCGAGAGAACGATCTTACTATCGGCGTAAAGGATGGGTCGATAAGGTGTCCTACTGTGGTCATTACCCATTCTTATGCGTCAATGCCCAGGAAGACCCCAGCGTTCACCTCTGAGGCCGTAAGGCGCAGGGATCGTGGTGTGTGTCAGGTCTCAGGCAGAAAGCTTCAAGATGGCGAGGGAAACCTTGGCCACATCGTTGCTCGTGCGAAAGGCGGCAAGAGGTCATGGAGAAACATCGTCTACATGGACCGCCACCTCAATACGCTACAGGGCACAAGGACTCCTGAGGAGATGGGCTGGAAGCTCTTGAATGAGCCTAAGGAACCCGGCCCAGTACCCGTGGCTGCCTTGGTGTCCGAGGCCCGCCACTTCACCCACAAACCATTCGTTAAATGATTAACCACCTAAAGACAGCACTTGTCGTTCTAGGGCTGGTCTCCGCATTCGTGTGGGGGGCAGCCCTTCATTCTAACCTAACAGAGGAGCGGATTCAAAACGCATTCCAGCAAGGAATGGCTCAAGGATTCGTGACCGGCCTGCAAGTCGGCGTTACGCTGAATCCAAAGGCCCCCCCGCAACGAACCAACTAATGCCATACGTCACACAATTAAAAGATTTCGAGTATCGACCGAAGTCCAAAAAGAAAAAGACCCGGGTATCATGGGTGGCCCCGGAACACGAAGTTTACTCCCTTGGTATGGAGCGAGATAGACAGGGAAACCTGATCGTCGATAATCGCCCTTGGATCTTGAGGCCTGAGCGCCCGAAGATTGACATGAGCCTCTTCCTTGAGGCCCACCTGTAAAAAGGCGCTTGACTTTACTTGGTATTCGTTGATTACTTACATCTAGTTGGTGCAAACTAGCCGCACCGCCCCACAGCGTTAAGGGCGAGAAGGGTTCCGGTAGAAGACGGAAACATCGGTAGGCGGAAATCACTCACCGCCTTAATTGCCCGCAAGGGGGGTTCGAGAGACAGGCAGCAATGCCTCTGGTGAATTTGTCAAATGCCGACCAGTATCCTCGTTCAGTGTCCTAGGCTGCCCGCGCCTCATCGGAGCGAATGGCTTTAAGCAAAATGGATGCAACCTGCCCCTAACAGGGGTGGGTTGTGCCCTGACTACCCATCCTCTCGGAGTCGTAGGGCTTACGGAACGCTTGACATACAAGAAATAAAAACCCAAATTTAACCCATGGAAAACCAATACAGGGAATGGGAATCAAAACTCATTGAGGAAGGCGTAACCGCTACTCATCCGGATAACTCGTGGGTTAAGTGGTCACAATTTAAGATTGACCCAGTAAGCATGAGAAGGATTGGTTCTGGGAGAGTTGGAAAGGGAACGCTCGTTGCAATCGGAGATCCTGAGGCTTACACGATTGTTCAGCTTGAGGAGTATGTTCCGTGGTCATTCAAGACCATCTCGAAGTGGAACCGGATGGGTGACTGGAGATTCACCATCAAAATAAATAAGGTTGACTCCGAGGCAACTGCGTGAACCATAGGATAATCAATGGCCTCTAAACAAAAGGTAAGTACGACCACTCCTCGCAAGATTCGCAGGTTGATCTGGGATATTGAGGTTTCACCAAACATCGGTCTCTTCTGGAGGGCTGGCTTTGACCAGTCGATTTCGTATGACCAGATCATCGCAGAGCGTAAGATTATCTGCATCTGTTGGAAGTGGGTCGGTGAGCCCAAGGTCCACGCCCTGACTTGGGATGAGGAACAGGACGATGCTACAATGCTTCGTAAGTTCTCGGAAGTCATCGAGTCCGCAGATGAGGCCGTTGCTCACTTCGGAGATCGGTTTGACCTTCCTTGGATTCGGGCCCGCATGATCCACTTGGGGCTGCCGCCGCTCCCGAAGATCAAGACCGTCGATACGAAAGCGTGGGCATCTAAGAACTTCTCATTCAACTCTAACAAGCTGGACTACCTCGGTGAGTTCCTTGGCTTTGGAAAGAAAATCAAGACGGAATACTCGCTCTGGAAGGACATCCTCCTTGAGGAGTGCCCCGTCGCAATGGATAAGATGGTCCGCTACTGCAAGAGGGACGTTGCCCTCCTCGAAAAGGTCTACCTACGCCTTGCGGATTGGTGTACGCCAAAGAGCCATGCAGGTGTGCTTGGTGGACTGGATAACTGGACTGACCCGCGCACCGGATCGACGAATGTCATCAAGTCAAAGACCCGAATTACCGCATCCGGGACCGTGCAGCATCAAATGAAGAATTGTGAAACAGGAACATACTACAGCATCAACGACGCCGCCTTTCGACGATACTTGGAGGCGAAGGTACCAGTCCCTGCCAAGAAAAGGAACGGCAAGGGTTAAGATTTCAGAACATCATGGCGACCCCAAAGAAACCAGCAGGGCTGGCAAAGATAATCGGAGAGTCTCTCGTCTTCAAGGACGCTAACGACGACGAGATTCTGGTACCGGCGAACTCAGAGGCATCCAAGATGTCCCTAATGGTTCTCGCTGCCCAGCTTCGAGCCCTACTGCAAGAGACGATCAAGAACTACAAGGACAGGGGAGTCTCTCTTACCCCTGCCGAAATCAAACAGCTTACCGAGGCCGGAAACACAGTCGCCAAATTCCAAGGCGAGGTCTACGGGGGCTCAAGCACCACCGCTCCTAAAAAGCCAACCCCTCGCGGGATGGAGAAGGCGGAAGACGTACACGTTGAGGAGATCGACTTCTCTTCCCTTGGGAAAAAGGGAGATAGCGAAATACAAGATAACTAATGAAAATTGAAGAGGCCGCAAAGGTTCGTGGGTTCCTCGTAAAGGAGGATTGGGTAAACGCAGCGAACTACGCACTGTTTCTCGCCGAGAAGGAGCCTATCATCAAGACGAAAGGTCAGGCAGTAATTCTGCTAAGGAACCTGCTGCAACACCTCCTCGACTCCGAGATGTACCTTCACGCCGCGACGCTACTTTGGGGTGGGGATATGTTCAACGCCCAGCCAGAATGCGTCCAGAGGGTATTTGAAGCCCTCTATAAGAACGCCAAGGTCCTCCTGCAAGGAGCCTCGTCCATGGGTAAGTCGTACAACGCAGGAGCGTGGATGTATTTGGATTGGAGGCGTGATCCGCTTTACACCGCCGTAAAGTGCGTCGGCACTTCCGAGGACCAAGTTAGAAAGCACGTTTTCGCCCACATCGTAAAACTTCACCGAAGCGCCTCAATCCCGATGGCTGAGGATGTGCGTGTGCGCGACTCCGATATGTGGATGGGAGTGAATGACGCAGGCTTCGAGTTCGGAATCACGGCCATTGCCTATAAGCGTTCCGAGGAAACATCCGGAGGCGTCAAGGGCTACAAGTCCATGGCTGTACGCCCTCACCCACACCCAAAGTTCGGCTACATGTCACGCTTGCGACTGCTGGGTGACGAAGGCCAGAACTGGCCCGGTGGTCCGTTTCAGGACTTGAACACGTGGGTCTCCCAAATCGACGGAATCGAGTTTGTGAAGATCGCCATCGCCTACAACCCCGAGTCAATCTCTCAAACGGTTGTGAAGATGGCAGAACCCCACAATGGCTGGGATGCCAGCGACCTAGATCGCCTTTATGATTGGGAGTCGGGATATGGGTGGAAGGTATGCCGACTGGACGCCGCAAGGAGTGAGAACGTAGTGGCCCGAAAGAAGCTGTTCCATGGCCTACAAACCTACGATGGCTTCATGGGGTACCTCAGGGCCGGGGGAGACACATCTCCGGCTTATATGTGCTTTGCGAGGGGGTTCCCGCCCCTTCAAGGATCGGTCAATACCGTTATTCCGCCATCATGGCCTCAGGAGGCTCGCGGAGAGGCTGTCTTTATCGAGACCCCAACCAACATTGCAGCCGTTGACTTGGCGTACATGGGTGTAGACACAGCGCAAATGGCCGTTGGCCGCTGGGGGCTTGCGTCGGGATGGACTGACCAAAACGGAAAGTACACCAAGTTCATGGACAGGCTGAACGTCTCAGCCGCACGCCCAAGGCACGTTCTCCAAATCGACCAACTTATCCCACTAGCCAAGCACGACGACACCGTCAAGATGGCCGAGGAAATCATGGGTAAGTGCAATATGCTTGAAATCAAACCCGAGTGGGTTGGCATCGACAAGATGCAGCCCGTTAGTGAGCCGGTATTGACTCCGAAGGGATGGGTGGAGATAGGCAAAATCAAAACCGGAGATTTCGTCATTGGGTCAAATGGTAAACCGACCAAGGTAACGGGTGTTTACCCACAAAAAGACCGCCGCGTAGTCAAGGTTGTGTTCAATGATGGTTCGTGGACTCGATGCGGCCCGGAGCACCTATGGGCCGTACAGGACGCAAGAACGGGACTAAAAAAGACTGTAACAACCGATTACCTGAGGGCTAATTGGAAAAAGAGGGATCAGTGGAGGGTCCAGACAATATCTCGTCCGGTTGAGTACCCAAAGGCAAGTCTCCCGGTTGACCCTTACCTCCTTGGGTGTCTTTTGGGCGATGGAAATCTTCGCCTCAACAGCATTCGATTCTCAAGTATCGACAAGGAAATACTCGACTATGTATCTGAGGCCCTCCCCGAAGGCGTGACGCTCAAGTTTACCGATAGGTGTAATTACGCACTAACAACGCCAAGGACTAAGGACCGGGCCACTGGCCGGTTTACAAAGTGCAACCCACTAGTTAATGCGATTAGGGAGCTTGGCTTGGCCGGGAAGCGATCCCACGAAAAGTTCATACCCAAGGCCTACATGCTGGCGTCTGCCGAGCAGCGTATTTCACTCCTTCACGGGCTCATGGATACTGATGGGTTTAACCAAATGGGCGGAGCCGGAATCAGGCTCGTGTCGGAGGTTATGATAGACCAGATAGCCGAGCTTGCTGAGTCGTTGGGCGCATCGGTAAGGAAAACGTCACACGAGACCAGTTGTGGCGGGAAGTCGGGCCGTCGAGCGTATAAACTGACCATTTCCATGCCTGAGGAAATAAATCCATTCAGGCTCGAAAGAAAGGCGCGCCTAGTGTCTAGGCGAAGCCCACTTAAGTACCGAATCATCCATGACTTCATCAGAATGGAGGACGAGGACTCCGTGTGCATTCGTGTAGATGCCGATGACCATCTATATGTCACGCGGCACCACATAGTCACCCACAACACCGGTATTGGCTTCGGAACCTACTCCCACCTAAACAAGGTTTGGGGTGAAGTGGTAGGCATCGGCTGGTCTGAGGGTGCAACAGAGAACCTGATTCTCGCTGAGGACAAAGAGCCAGCAAGCAAGGTATGTGATGGCGTTATGTCGGAAATGTGGTGGGCGTTCAGGCGCTGGTTGGACCCGAGGGCAAAGGCTGTCTTGATTAACCCAATCATCCCGCCCCACCCAATCCAAACCCAA